TTTATTAAATCATAACATAAAAAAAAATAAATCAATACTTTTTCATAAAAACCTGCATCAAAACAACTAAAGCATAAAAAAAGCCTATAGACTAAGTCTATAAGCAATGTGGTGGTCTATATGAGAATTACAAGCACACTATTCATTGTGGTGGATTTATATATACTAACGTAGTAAACATAAATCCTATATCGCTTTACAATTTTTTATTCCTTCAATGACTTATCAAGTTCTAAAACAGCCGATTCTATAAGGTTATTTAGTGTATCAATATCCACTTTATAACCTTTTTCTTTTAAGTAAGCCATAACATAGGCTTTCTTCTTTTCGCCTTGACCAGATTCTTTATAAATCTTTTCAGCGGCTTGAACGGCAATCTTAACCCAAGATTCCATTTTTTCTAATTTCTCTTTATCAATCTTTACCTTTATATATGGTATTAAAAATGTAGTTATTAAAGCTACAATTAAAGTGATTACAGCGGATATTACGTTAGTTAAATCAATCATTTTGATAACCTCCTATTTCTTCATTATCATTAAAACATTCTTCAGTAGGCTTAATATTGTAAATACTCATAAGCTTTATCTTATTTTCAATCTTAGCTTTATTATAGTAGAAAGCCGTTCCAGTCGCCACTTCAGCGGCGACCGATGGTATTAAATATGCAAGTGGAGACAAGTCGCAAGTTCTATATATCATAAATATTGTAAAACTTATAACCGTGATATTTATTACACCAGCAATCAACATAATAATCTTAGAAAACTCTATTTTAGGTTTAGTCGATGTCTCTTTCATCTACCCAGCCCCATACAGTAGAACTACCAGATGTTACCCTTATTAGGTGATAAGGGTGCTTGCTACCATTTGCTATTCTTGATATTCTTGCTTTACCAGGTTTGCAAGTTTTAGGTATGTTAGAGTTACTGTTAGCATAGTGTTTGTTACCTTTAAAGTCTACAACATCACCTAACTTTAAGGGGGGTCTTGTGTTTTTTACACCGCCTCTTATTTTATCTAGTCTTGTATTTACAGTTCTTGCAATCTCACCGTGTTTACTATATAGATATTCACCAGGACAAGACTTATTAGCATAGTCTCTATGCACTGTCATATTACAACCATATAAATGATTTACTCTATAATGTTTGTTAGTCGACCATACAAGTCTCTTAATATTGTTTCTTATACATATATCAGTAAGTAAATATATTAAAGAGTTGTATGCTTTATCTGTTACCTTATAAGGATGTCTAGCGTCAGAAGAAACTTCTATAGTTAAAGCTCTGTTATCGTTTGAGCTTGAAGATGAACACCAAGAACGGTTCTTTTCTTCAACATATAATCCAATGCTACCGTCCCAACCTATCCCATAATTAGAAGAAGCTCGTCTAGCAGGATTTTTAAATATATTACCTATTTGAGCAGCGGTCAGTTGACCAGCCGTACAATGTATAGTTACCGTGTCTATAGTGTGTTTTCTTGCTCCAGAGTGGTTAGGACTTAACACCCTAACCCTCGCAAGTGAACTATTAGTATAAGCCATATAATCACTCCTCTTTTCTTATTTTTAAGTTTAAAAACTTATAGTGAATGTCTGTCATTACGCCGTTACCGCCTAGCTCGTGATAGTGCTTCCATAGATTTTCAAAATTATCTTTTACATGTAAAGGAACACTACCTTCAGCACTATATTTATAATAATCGTTATTCATTTGAGCTCTTAATAGTGCTTGAATACCAGTCTTTAGAATAGTCATATCCTTTTTAGCTTTTTTTCTAAAGCTAACATAGCTTTTTAATCCTCCAGCAATAATGGTCGGAACACCAAGCAAGCACAGCCATTGATATAAAGTTAAGTCGTTTAAATTCATTACGCAAAATTACCTCCTACTTCAGATATATAGCACTCGCCGGCGGTATTATTTCTGTCAACAACTACTTTAATTTTTACACCCCAGTCAGTCGCAGTTTTAGTCTTGTTAGTAAACATATATACTAAGTTATTAGTTACAGAACTTGTCACATCTTCCCAAGTTGGATTAGCATCAAAAGCGTTATTACACGCATATACCTTAAATATAGCATTTGTAGGTATTTGTCTGTTTACATATATCTTAGCTCTACCAGGCATATTAGTCGAAGCATAAGGAACTTTATTCATAAAAGTCATTTTAGTGACTGATTTTATAAATGTATAAGTTCTTGTCGCACTAGCACCTTGACTATCTGTCGCTTTAATCCTTACACTATGTCTACCGTTGTTTAGTGTTATCCACGCCTCACCAGTTAAGTTGATTTTATATTCCTGACCTAAAGTGACTGATGTGTTAGATAAGCTTTTACCGTCTATGCTTATATTTACTGTTACAGCGTTGTTTTCAGCGTCTTTTACAGTATAAGCTATAGTAGTTCCAGTATTTGAAAAAGTACCTAAGTCTTTATCACTACCACTTATAGTAGGTGGAATGTTATTTGTGATAGTATATACACTAGATAATGTATATGAGTTATTATCGTTTGGTATTTCACTATCATAAGCAGCTACTCTATATTGAACAGTCTTCCAGCCAAAAGTGATTGAATCAGTATATGATGTAGTTCTTAGCCCTGTTCTTATAGTTGTCCAACCACTAGCACCGTTTACTTTTCTTTGTAGAATATACTTAACAGTATCTCCGTCTGGGTCAGAAGATGTTCCCCAGCTTATAGTCGCAGTATTACCGCCTAAGATATTAGATGTGTTAGAACGGATATATGACGGCTTAGTTGGTGGAGTGTTGAAGATTACAGTATAATAACCCTCGCTATCAGTAACATTAGTGACTTTTGTAGTGTCTTTTATATTAGTTGCGGGCTTAACGAAAGTAGGTATATTTGCATATTCTACACACATTGTTATATATCTTTCATCTCTACCACCATCGGCACAAGCTATACCACTTAAACGTCTGTAAATACCATCCAAAGCACTGCCAAAATCGTTACCTTTATCAGGGTCAGGAGTGTTTCTATATATAACACTGTTCAAAAATCGGGTTGTAAAAAACATCTCCTTTACATGAGTTTTAAGGCAATTCATAGGATTGGCTGATGATAACATTTCTTTGCTTAACGTACTTATCTCCCATCTATATCCATACTCTAAAAAATAAGATGTTCTACTATCACCGTTTTTATACTCAGTAAAAAAAGGCGGTAAATTAACCTCTTTTAGAGTTGGTAAAAATACCTTTCTTTCTATGCTATATATCCTTTCTATATCAGCTCTATATACTTCAATACTAGTGTTTAATAATGAATTTTTTTCGTCATTTGTAAAGTTATATAGAAAACCAGGAGTATTTTCCTCCTCCGAGTACGGAGCATCTATTATAGTACGACCTGGTACGTTACTTTGGAACCATTGTCCAGCCGAAGCATCGCTATTAAACCACATATCTAGATTTGAATTTTCATAATCATTATCTCCACGGTGATTAAGCATATCATCACGGTCGCCACGTATTCGCTCATTACCCTCATCATATACTCTACAATCTACAGCGTTTTCCGCAAATAATGTAACAGAGTTAGCCGGATATCCTCTATGATTCTTATCTACAATTAGCCATTTAATTACTTCAGCGTTTTGAGCCGTGCCGTAATGTGACCTTCCAAATTTCACCTTTGCCCCTAAAGGCAAGTCTTTAATATATTTCGCCATACTCTACACCTCCTAACACTCAATCCTACCAGCGTCTTTATTCCACACGCCACTCTCTACTTCTACACCATCAAGCTTATCGAACTTCATAGTGAAAGTATTACTAGTTATTTCATCGAATGTCCTATTTAAAAGCCATACTAGTTTATCTTCCCAAAATTGCATAAGCTCTTTATTTACAGGCGTTCCCTCCTCAATCACTTCATCTGGAGCGGGCGTTAGTTCTATCCTACCATCATCAAGCTTTTTCATATAGAACTTATTATCGCCTTTAGCTATTCTGTCTTTAATGTTTCTTGCTACATAAATCATTACTTAACCCCCTTTTTCAAAGGTAGTATTCTTTTACTACCACTATAAAATGTATCTGATATCTGATAGCAGCCCTCCATATCATCAACAAGTTCTTTTACATAAAACAGTATTTCTTCTATGGTATTTATATCAATATATGTCCCCATATTATAAGGAACACTCTTTGATTTTATAGGCTTGTGAAAATTATCTACTATAGTTGTTACATTGTCTAAAATTCTTCTAACATCGTCTAACATCACTACAGAATCCATATCCCATTTCTTAGTTTGTAGACTGTTAATGTATAAGTTTTTACTTAATATATCGCTTAAATACTTTATATTGTTTTCTATTCTGTTCATATCACTAACATTTAAACACCCTTTAAGTTCATATACAGTAGAAACATTTTCTTCAATCCATTCCGCTATCTTCCTTTTAGCAAATTCTACATCTGCATAAGTTCTATCAAAAACAGGTTCAATCCATTCTACTTTACTCATTTACTCGACCCTCCCCGCTTCCTCTAAAAGCACCAGTAAAAACATATTTTACATTACTTATAGTCACAGCTTCTTTACTAAACTTGTTCTCTACATCGATTATATCTAGTGGGTCAAGTCGTGGGTCAGCACGCCAAGATTCTATCTTTAGCATTTTACGTTGTGACAATGTTCTCGCTGCTAAGACTGTTATTCTTTCAGCCATTGTATTATCTGTTATCAGCATATTGTCTATTTCTTGTATCTCACCTTGATTATCAAGCTTATCAATATAATGTGAAACAGAGTTAGTCAACACATCGCCTACTACTTTTACATTAGCCTCGCCATCGCCCTTAAGTTTCAAATGACAAGCGTTAGTGTAATACTTAGCACTCTCTAAACTAGCACCCTCTACAGTCGCAGTAACATTTACAGCACTTGATGAGTAGACAATAACTACTTCATCACTACCATTTATCTTGACTTTACCATTAAAAAGCTCTTTACCTTTTTCACTATCATCAACAAAGTATGTGTAAATATTAGTAGATATTTCTTTCACGGGCTTTTGTAGTACTATTTCAGGTCTTTCTAGTAGATTAAATTCAGTTAAGCTATAATCTTCACTTCTACTAGTCGCATTTTGCTTCATGTGTAGTATACCCTGTCTATCAGTATATAAGGAGCAAGCACCAGCACTAGCTATATATTGTAAACATTCTGCTAAGGTAGATAACGGTAGTGGAGCGGTAGTCTTAATGTTTTTAAGTTCTTCATCTATTATCCACCTCTTACGACCGTCACGGTTAAGTGGCAAGTTTGCTTCATTCAGAACATCAATAGCTAAGTCATAAAGACTAGTTCCCTCTTTCTTGTATAAACCTTTAGTGTATATCTTTTGTAAAAACTCTAAAACGTCTCTAGTCATAAATCTTGCTTCAAGACCGTTTTGTGGAGCTTCCCATTCTGATAAGTAAAACACCCCAGCGGGTATATACTCTATACTTCCGTCATCTAATTTAAGCCCATAACTTACTTCTAGTTCTTGTCTTTGCATTAAATACTTACTAAATCCAGTTAGGTTATTAGGGTCATATACATTATCACTGTTATCAATCGCAAAATTCATTTTGTTTATAGGCAAGGTATGAGCCAAAATGTCCCTTTGCATTTCGTGGTCATAGCTTATTAAATCTGATTTCTCATAAGTTTTATTCACACCTATAAAAATATCTGTTATCCTTGCTCTATGATAAGGCAAGCACCATTTTACTATTTCAATGTCTATTCTGTCATAATTCTCTATATCTAGGTCTACAATAGACTTTCTTGAATTATTGTCTTTAATCTCTTTACTAGCAACTACATCTTTACCGTTATATGCTTTAATATTAAATGTTTCAGCATATTCATCATAAGCCGTACCCCATAGAATTGTAATACCAGGTATTACATGACTATGAGTTCTTGAAAACTTTATAGAAACCACAGGTATTTTTTCAAAGTATCCGTCAGCCTTTGATAGCATATTGCTTATATAGCCCATGTTTTTACCAAAATCATTAGGTATAAAAGTCCTACTACCATCTAATAGCCATATATTTCTCTCTAGCCCCGCATAGCAAGGTATAGTCTTAGTTAAGCCGTTTACAACTTCACTAGTATTAGAAACATAACAAGCTCCGTTATCAACACTCTTAGCATCAGCGAACGCTTCAGGGTCTGTTACATTAAAAGAGATTTTAATAAAACTCTCATTCAATAATCGTTTTTGATGAACATACTTCCAGTCTTCACTTACTCTTTGCATAATTACACCTCGATTAAAGATAACTTACATTCTGTCCAACCCATTATCTCGCCATCGTCAGGATTTCTACGCCACATACCAGCTTTTCTATCACCTACATACATTTCTTTAGTGACCCAGCCTCCTTGAGTTTGGTCGAAGAATGTAACAGTGTTGTAGAACTTACCACCGTTGGATTCACTAAAACATTTATTAATGTTAGCCCATTGTTCAACAGTCAGGTAACGCCAACCGACTTCAACCTTAGAAACATCGTCTCTAACTACAGCTCCTATTACTTTACCTTTTAAGTTTCTACCACTATCAACTAGTGTAGCAGTATTAGCATCATAATAGGAGGGTTCAGGGAAGCCGAAACTTCCCACTGTCACTAAACTTCTAAATGCCATTTAAAACACCTCCGCCATATATGTTAGCTCCTCTTTCTCTTTGTCTTTTTTCAACAGCACTTGTTACTTGCTTACCATCTAAGTAAACTTTCACATCAAAATCAGTATTACCTTTATTTGAATTGTTCATCGCAGCTAAAACACCTTGATAAATACCAGCTACTATTTGGTCGTTATTAGCTACAGCGGTTCTACCACCAATTGAGCCTACCATTTCAGCACCGGCTTCTCTAGCTAAGAATAATTCTCCAGTCTTAGGATATCCACCACTAGCATAAGCCGTTGGAGCGTTCCAGCCTCTTATACCATTTGAACGTCCTCTACCACCAGTATTTACTTTATTAAAAGCACTGTTTACATTTTTAGCAGCTCTGTCAGCATCTCTACTCATGTCATCAAAACCACGACTAATATCTTTAACACCGCTCGTTATGTTTCCTACCAAGTCACTAAAGAAGCCACCTATACCATTTACTACACCAGATATATGGTCATGAATACCACTCCAAGCATCGCATATAGTAGTCTTAAGACCAGAAAAAATAGTGTCAGAGTTATTTGTCATCTCGTCCCATACACCTTTAACAGTTGATTTTACACCTTCCCAAGTCTCACCACTAGTCTTTTTAATGTTTTCCCAACTGTCAGTAACAAAACCTTTAATCTTACCAGTAAAGTCGTCCCCGTGTTCTTTTAAATAATCCCAAGTCTTAGATAGACTGTCTTTCACGTCTCCCCATTTTTCACCAGTAGATTTTTTGATGTTTTCCCAAGTATCGCCGACTTTTTTCTTCATGTTATCCCAAGTATCTTTTACTTTAGTTTTAAAACCGTCCCATACTTTACCTAAGTCAGTTTTAACATTCTTCCATACAGTTGATGTTTTAGTTTTAACATTTTCCCAAGTATCGCCGATTTTCTTTTTCATGTTGTCCCAAGTCTCTTTAGCTTTTTTCTTGATATTGTCCCAAGTCTTAGTTATACCATCTTTAATACCGTTCCATATTTCAGTAGTCTTCTTTTTAATACCGTTCCATGTGTCTTCAAAACCTTTCTTCAAGCCTTCCCAAGCTTTGCCGAAAAACTCAGTAATGTTTTTCCATATTTCAGATATACCTTTTAATAAGCCTTCAATTAAGAATGTACCTATCTCCATAAATACAGTAGACGGTGAATGTATACCAAAAAGGTCTTTTACCCAGTTGACTACAGGGTCTACTAAGTGTTCTTTAAGCCAAGTTCTAGCGTCTTTTATTTTTTCAGCAATACCCTCGAAAAATCCAGCTACACCATCTAAGCCTAAAGCTTTAAAAATCTCCGCCAATCCTAAACTCAAGCCCTCTATAGCACCTAATAAAAGTTCTGGTATTCTAACCACAGTTAAGACCATGATACCTACGGCTTTCATAATTAGGTCGCCCCATTTAATATTAGCTATTATATTACCTAAGCCAGTAAATATATTTTTAGGAATTTCAGCCAGCTTGTCACTAGTTAATCCTCCAGCTACAAAATTTAAAGCAGCATCTACAGCGTTGTTTATGAATGTACCTAGTTTTGTACCAAAGTCATTAAAATCAAGTGAACCTAAGGCGTCTATCAAATTTTTGCCTATATCAAAGAACTTAACATTAGCTAACGTAGTATTTATCATTTCAATAACACCAGTTATTGAATTTATGATAGTTTGTCCAAAATTAGTCAAGTCAAAATTATCAACTATACCGTTAATACCGTCGGCAATCTTGTTTCCTAAATCAGTCCAGTTTAGAGTATCTACAAAACCTCTTACTACATCTACAGCTCCGTTGAGTGTATTAGCTATAGTTTCACCTATATTAGTCGCATTGATTACCTCGATAAAACCGTTAAGTCCGTCTGCTATTTTCTGTCCAAGTTCAGACCAGTTGAATGTATCTACAAAGCCTCTAGCTACCTCAAAAGCAGAGTTTAAAACAGAAGCAATTTTCTCACCAACACCTATAGCGTCAAAGTTATCAAGTGCCGTATTAAGCTTGTTTGCAAAATCAACGCCTATTTGCGTGAAGTCTATGTCTTTCATAAAGTTCGGGTCTAACTTAACTTCTTCAAACATATCTTTCATATTAGCAGCCGCACCACCGCCTCCGCCTCCAGAATCTTTAGATAAGATATTAAGTTCATCAAAGCCCATAGTCAAACTCTTTACAGCCTTAGCCGAACCACCAGCGGCGGCTGCAAACTTCTTTTGTCCTTTTATAGCTTTAGTCCAAGTACTAGCACCAGTCAATCTAGCGAATAGTTGATTGATAATATTTATCAAGCTAACAAACTTATCAATAAGTGTATCTATAGCCGGAGCTATTGCATTTATAAGCGGAGCAGCCATTGCGCCTAAAGAGTTTTTAAGATATTGAAAACTAGTAGATATTTTGTCAAGAGATGGAGCAAACTTGCCACCAACAGCTTGACTATAGGCGTATAAGTTTTTTACACCCTCTTTAATACCATTGGTGATAGCAGATAAAGCCGCTCTAATAACTCTATACATGCCTATCCTAGCTACAGATTTAACCAAGCCACCTACTTTTTTGTGCATGTTGCTTAAGCCTTTACCTAAACTTGCAAACGGTTTAGAAGCTAATTTACCAGCAAGTAAACTTATCTTTATCATGTCTTTAAGCGTTGTCTTTACAGTCCTACCTAAGCTACCATATCTTTGCTTCATAATCTCTGCGAACCTATTACAAGCCATTCCAAGCCTTGTAAATTCTTTTTCACCATCATCGCCCATTTTGTAAAACATAGAGGAAGCAATGTTACCAAGCCAAGAGAATTTAGAAGCTAAAGGCCATAAGAACATACCAAGTCCAGATAGCTTGCCTTGTACTTTTTCAGTATCTATATCTGCTTTAATATTTACAGTGCCATTTTTTAAAGTTTCATCTTGCGTTTTCTTAATCGCATCAGCAAGCTTAGCAGCTCTCTCTGGTCCTTTAGATAAGTTATCAAGATTAAGCTTAGATAAACTTTTAAGCTGATTAGCAAGCTCGCCTATACCATCACCAGCACTTTTTAATTTCTCCAAAGAGGCGGCAAGTTCTCTTATCTTTATAGAACTGTTACTATTCATATTTGCTAAGTTCTCGTTTATTTCTACTAATTTTTTAATTGAGTTTTTAAGTTTATTTATACCATTGTCAGCACTTTTAAAGTTACTTTCAATCTCTATTTGTAAGGAATCAATCGTATTATCCATCTTGTTCCCCCCTTTCAGCCATAACAGCGTTGGTCTTTTCAGCCCATTTTGCCATTTTAGCCCTTATTTTCTCATACTTTAGTTTTTCTTCTTTTTCTTTCTTTCTCTTTACTTGTTCAGCAGTCACCGCATAAGGTTCAGAAGAATAAGGTATAGCCTTAGTTCCTTTCTTAGCGAACGCTTGCATAAGAGGACTAACATCGCATAAAGCCTCATAAAAATACATACCTTGAATCCATAAGCGTTGATTTAATCTTTCTTCTTTAATCTTGTCAGCCTCTCTATAAGCCTTTACTAATACACAGTCACCATTCCAGTATTCTTCGTTGGTCATACCTATTGCCAAGTAAAATGGTAGATGTTTATAAAATTCTTTAGTATGAGAAAAAACGGCAACCCTATTTGAGTTACCGTCTTTGTTGGGAAGCGGGTCACCTACCAGCTCGCTTCCCAGTTCAAGTTTCCCTCGTTATCTTCAGGGTCATCGATAAGTGCCTCTAAAGGCTCGTTATACATTTCGCCTAGCTTAGTTATTAATCCCATTTTGTCCTTTATATTATCGAAAATTTCATCAATAACCGCTTGCTTTAAAAATCTATGATGAGCATAAAAAGCACCAGCGAAAAGTGTTGGAAGCGTAGTCATAGGCTTGTCTTCAATATCACTTAGCTTAAAGCCTTGATTTTCTAACGCTCTTACACTCGCTCTAGTGTACTCTAGAGTATACTTAGTGCCCTTATAGTCAAAACTTATTGTCTTAGCCATAATTCACCTCTAGTTTTCTACTAAGTCAACAGGAGTGGAAGCACCTATTGTTATTACCATGTCAACGACTTCGTTCACGCCGCCGCCCTTAACATAAACATCAAGCTTACCCTTGAACTCGTACTTACCGTCTTCACCAGTAGGAGTTACACTACCAGTCTTTTCAGTACCGCCTATCCAAACAGCGTATTGTTCTTCTTTATCTCTTAAAGCGTATACTTTCTTAAAGTCTTCTTTAGTGTAGTTAGCAGTAAACTCAAGAGCATCAAGAGATTGAATACCAGGTATAGACGTTTTCATTCTGTCAGATAATGTAGTAGTATCTAGCATTTCAGGAGTACCACCTAGGTCAGGGAAGTCCTTGATATCTACTACTTTTTCATAAGTTCCTTGCGTACTTTTTTTCATTAAAAATACCTTATATGTTGATATAGCCATTTTATTACCCCCTATATATTGTATGATTTTGTAAAACAACACCTCTATATCTAGCAACTACTCTATATATAGTGGCACCGTCCATAATTACAGGAAATTTATTCATTCTAGTAAAACCTAAAAGTATCATAATATCATCAATCTTAGATAATATCTTCTTAGCTTCGGTCTTTTTACCAGTCGTTTTATTTGAATAAACATTTACTTCGTACATCACGTTTGCGTGATTTTCATTACTTCCACTGTCTTGTGTTTTCATGAATGTATAATTGTCTTCTTCAACAATACTCACACACGGAAAAGCTATAGGCGTTCTTATCTCTTCACTATAAACAGCTATACCTTTATAGCTTTTCTCTAGTCGATTTTTTATCATTGAAAAAAGTTCATTTTCAATATCAATCATTCTTTGAACACCTCTTTTGCTATTTTTAAAATCTCTGCTCGCATGAGCTTAGATGTATCATAAACAACTCTATTAGCAGGGTTACCGTGTGTTATAACCTCGCCTTTATGCTTGCCATCTTGAACGACAACGCCGTTAGTACCAGGCTCGCCTTTATACCTCCAGCTATCTCTTTTACCTAAGCCATAACCATACCCTCCACGTGTATATCCAAATTTACCAGCCATGGGGTGAGAATCTGCTGCGTAGTGTATACCAGCACCAAATTCTATGAACAGGATTGAACTTCCACTTGCGGATATGATTAATTTATCGCCTTGCCACTTAGGAGTGTTTACAACAGTATCGTTTACACCGTCATAAATTGCGTGGGAGAAGCCTATTTTCATATTTTCTATTCCTAATTCAGCAAGCTTAGTCATAAGAATTTTAGTTTTGTTTCTCATTTTCTTTTGATAATCGCTTAGGTCAGATATAGCCTTGCTTAAGTTGTTTATGTTATACTTTAGCTTAGTCATCGCTTTTGAACCTTGCGAACCGCATAAGATATATTGTTGATTGACCTAGCCACTTTCTTGACAATATAATCGTAAATTAGATTACCTTCGTCATCATAATCAGGCTTGCAATCAATACATAATACTGAATGTTCATCAAGCGGACAAGCTATATCGTCAGTTATAATTACCTTGTCATAGTCCAAGGCATTACCAAATTGTTCAACTTGTGCCTCACCCTTTGAAGATGAAACACTAGCTCTCATTTTAATAGGAAGAGTGTATACAAGCGTGTATTCACCAGTATCATAGCCGTTCTCGTCTTTTAAAGGCTCTTTACCGTGTAAAAGTGAATAGTAAAATTCAGTCTTATTTCTTTCAAGACATCTCATTTAAAACACCTCGGCGAACGGAACTACATACTTAAGCATACTTTCAGGAACGTCAGCGTTCTCATAGCTTCTGTTTATACCATTTTCACTATGATAAGTCTCACCCTCTGCACCACGCTTGTTATATAGATATAAAGCTATATCTATTTGAGTGTTAGCGTACTTGTCGGGGACCTCATCTATACTGTCATTAAATGGATAAACTTTTTGTATAATCTTCCTACCAGCTAAATGAAGAAAAGTGGATAACAGTTCTTCATCTTTTTCACCAGATAAAACACTTAACATATATAGTTTTTCTCTATTTGACATATTATCCACCTCCTAATTCTTTAATTAAGCACCAGTACCAGCTTTAAGAGTTATCTTAACAGCCTTAGTATTGTTAGTTAGTGCTGCAAGATAATACTTTCTTGAGTAGATAGTATTTAATCTCACGTTAGCATCTTCAGCAGACCTATTCTTAGGAGTTGATTGTTCAACTTCAACACCTTTCTTATTGAAAACAGTAACAGCGTCTTTGCTTGCTATGATTACTTGATTTTCTGGAGCGTCTTTCTTTACATAAAGATTTACACCAGCAACAGTACCAAGATAGCCGTTTCTTACAAAAGCTTCTACGTATTTTAAATCGTCTTTTAAAGTCTTCTTAATCTTTGCCATATCTTTTACACATACAAAAGCGAAAAGCGGCTTTTCTTCACTAGCTTCAAGATTAAATTGAGCTATAGCGTCTACAAAAGTGTTAAAATCTAAAGCGTTAGCGTTTACTACTTGAGTAGTTTTTGCAAACTCATCATAAATTGACTTGTTTACAGTATTGAACATATCAATCCCCATTTGTTTAGTACCTACAAGTTCTATTTGTGGGTCAGTCATTTTTTCTTCGTCATGGAACATAAATCTATTTTGAGCAAGTAAGATTTCATATTCCTTTGGAGTGTAGGAAACCTTTATTTGTTTAGTGTTACCTTCGCCAACTTTAAGTATTTCTGTTCCTTCAGTACCAGTATAAACATTTACTTTATACTTCATACCAGCAGTTCCAACTAAGTCGTTGTTTACAGTACAAAATTGTTGTAAAGCTAAATGAGACTTATAAGTATCTTCAATCTCATTAGCTAAGAAAAAGTTTTCATAACCTTTGTTAATTGCACCAGCCATAATTAATTACCTCCGTTGTATAATCTTTCATATTCTTCAGGGTTACTAACCGAAAACTCGTACCTATCAGAAACAGACATGCTCTTAAGCTTTTCAAGCGTCATAGTATCTGTTCCACTACCAGCAGGTGGAGTAGGCGTACCCTTTAAAAGTTCTGTTTTAAGAACTTTGTCATGTGCTTCTAAAAATTGTTTTTGAATAGCGAAAACCTTTGCAGTATCACCATTTGCTAAAGCTTCTGCACCTTCCTTAGCCAATTCTTCCTCATAACCTAAAGCTAAAAGTTCAGCCTTGTGTTCAGAGATAGTTTTTTCTCTGTTCATACTCTCGACTTGTTCTCTTAAAGCTTGTAGTTCCTCTTCAGCCGCTTGTTTTTTCTGCTCGTCTTCAGAGATTAAAGCATTATGCTTTTTCTTCCATTCAGCCGCTTCCGAATTAGCCTTAGATATAACAGCCTTAAGCTTTTCAATTTCACTTGAGTTATCTTCGTACTCATAGTTTTCAAGTGCAGCCAATTTTTCTTCTACACTCATTTCTTCGTAACCTTCGATTTTACTAGCATCAATTTTTGCCATTTTTAATTCCTCCTTGCGTTTATTAGGCAGTTCCCTCTGCTCTGTTTTCTGTTTTTAAAAGTTTTCTCTTTTTGCGTTTAGAGTTCCCTCTCATTTTTTCTATAAAAAAAAAGACTATAAGCATAACGCTTATAGTCCCTTTTGACTGTTTCAATCTACCCAATTGTAGATTTCTTAATTTTCACTTTTCTTTGTATTTCAACTATTACTAGCTTATCTTTTTCTCGTTTCAGCTCGACCGTGTTACCTTTTTTGATAATTCTCTCTAGCTCTCCTATAACCTCATCAGAAAATAAAGACTTATCAATCTGCATTTTTCTTTACCTTTTCAATCACAGGTAGAAAATAACATCTACAGTTTATATGAGGCTTAGGTGGTATCTTGTTAATATTATATACCTTATCATCATGTTTACTACATTTTCTACAAGTCCTCTCGTCTTTAGTAGTTATCCATACTACTTTTTCAACACCCTCATCTTTGTATGCTTTAAGTACAGCCTTGTCAGTTACATCTATAGCATACCAAGTCGCCATGTTTGAAAAATATCTTAAAGCGGTCGCCACAGCCTCCGCCTTATTAGTACTAGCAAGTAAGCTTTCATAAAAGCGTGAACACTTTCTATCCACTTCATTCACATAAGAATACTTACTTACAGGATTATACTCGCTTAGCCATTCTGATATTAGATAATAATCAATAAAATCGTAATTATCGTTTGAGCCATTTTCTATATATGCAATTCTAGCAATAGTTAATAAACATTTTCTAACGGCAACATCAGCTTCAGCATATAAAGCCTTTGCCGCATTTATAACGTTTAATTCATCATAAGAACTTAAATTAAAGTTATTGAAAAGTTGTATGAGCTTTTTTCTCATAACCTTAATTACAGAATCAGTGTAATTATACATCTTCTTCCTCTTTATCCTCTACTTCATCTTCGTCTTCGTCTTTATGTTTAGATATAGCATCAAGTTCTTTTTGCATTTTATTTTCTTGTTCTTCGTACCATTCCATACTTTGCTTAAAAGCAAGTGCAGGGTCCGTAAACATACCGCAATGTGTAAAAGCAAGTAGTGGGTGAACTTTGTTAGAACTTAACATCATAGCTAATACTTGAGCTTTTTCTTGTATGTTTTCATAGTTTCTTCTAGTAAATCTTATCTCTATTGCCGATAACTTTAAGTCCATGTTTCTTAAAGTATTAGTTATGTGTATAACAAGCTTTAAGAACTCTTTTTCAGCCATTTTGAACATTAATTCAGTATCTTTAGCTCTCGCTTCAGCTGCCGACCAGCCGTCTCTCATAACTACAGCACTACCAGTATCACTAGTGGACGTACCACCGTTTCTATTAGGCATACCGCATATAGTTAGTACAGTTTGATACATATAATCAACTAAAGTTTGAGTTTGTGATTGATTAAGCTCTTGAACTAAGTATTTTGCATCGCCCTCTAAAGGCACTTTAAGTCCACCGTTTTCTCTAAGTTTTTGAAAACCCTCATCGTCAAGGTCCACACCCTTTAATAGTAGTATGGATTGAATGAATTGCTCTAAGCCATCAAGCCTATTACTTGCAATTTCATTTATTGCATCTAATAACGGCAATACTATTTCAAAAGCACCTAATCTCGCACTATTAGCGGGATATTCTATTATAGGCACTTGACCTAATGAGTGCGGAGCAGACTTTATAATCTTATCGTCCTTGATTTCAAAGTACATTTTGTCAGTATATACACTATATATAACAGTACTGTCTTCTAGTACTATATACTTAACACCCATAACACGCTTGTTACCAAGTCCAGTATGATAAACAACAAAAGAAGAACGTGGGTCAAGAGTATATATCTCGAAAGGAGCTTCGTCGTAATTATCTTCTATAGCATCAGGCAAAACCATTCTGAAGGAGGTTCCGCATATAGTAAACCAATCCGCAAGTTCTTTATCTTTAGACGCTTTATCTTCACTAAAAACGAACTCATTTAAAAGATTTATAGCGTCTGAATACGTGTTGTTATCGCCACGACACACGTATTGAATAGGTTCACCCATTAAATAACCGACTTTAAAAGAGACAATCTCGTTAGCCCTATTCTCTACAATCTTGTTGTTTATCTCTGGTCTTATATCTTTCATCCTATTAAGGATAGGTTGTTTACCTTTGTAGTAGTCGTAAAGGTATTGAATATCGCCTTTGTTTACATCGTGAGTTTCTAAAGCCTTGTTTAAAACTTCAACTACATTACTTCTATTTACTTCTTCAACATCGGTATAGATTACTCGTCTACCGGTTAAAATTCTATTGTTACTAACAGCCATAATCGTCCCCCTTTACTCTATTATAATTATATCAAATTCTCCTACGCTTGTCAAGACTTTTTTCACACTTTTATAGCAAGAGAGAATTAAAATAGTCTTTTAAAGACTTCAGCCTTATTATTACTTCTCACCATATTCATAGCCATACTTAAGCTATCAGGAGCGTCATCGTGTTGATTTTTAGCAAACATCTTATAACTTAATACGTTTTGCATAAATAAAGAGTACTCTTTACTTCTCTTACCAGATTCTCTGAATATCATGTTTTCTCTTATATCAGGAGCCTTATCGAATATCCTTTGATACTTAGCCTTGTCAGTAGGAGCGGGCTTGCTTGTAATATTTAGCCTATAATCTTTCTTCTTCAATTCTTCCTCTACACCCTCTTTATAGCTTTCAGTAGACTTGTTAGCTTCTATCTGCATAGCAGCTACATCGTATTTTATAGCCATATTAGCAAGTAAAGGTTGTGTAGTTCTTTTATCCTCACTACTATAAACTACATCGTGAACATAAATATCATCACCATATTGAAAACATACAGGGCTTGCTACAAAGTCTCCACCACCAAAAGCAGGGTCGACCGCCATAAATACCCTATCAGGCTCGCCCTTAGGTAGTTCACCGTTGTAATACCTAAAGTCTCCAGGCGTAAATAAAGCACCCTCACGCTCTATAGGTTCACCCATATATTGAGCGGTCCACGACGCCATATCGTTATTTCTTTCAAACGACGCCCTTCTTTGTCTATAGTACTCACTAGAAAAGCCTACACCATAATCATAATCAAAATTACTCTCATCGTTCTCATCTAAAGCACTAACATTAATAATAGCAAAACGCCTATCCTTAAATCTCTCATCATTAAGTAGTAGTTCCATTCTTAATCCAGCTGGGTCAATCATGGACCACCTAGTACCGCACCATAGGATTTTAGCCTTTTCTTTAGCACGTGGCAATAAGTTATTATCTACCTTAGACCATGCGGACACAAGTCTATCCTTGTTCATAGCTTCTTCAATACCACCAATCAAGTCGTCAGATATTTCAAAACCGTTACAGTCACAGGCACCGTTAAGAGTACCATATAAAGACCTACAAGTTAAAGACGGATAACGCTTTTTTCTGTCAATATTTATAGTCTCATCAGCACTATTAGTCTGCATTATCTTAGCCTTTGGAAAAACATCTTGCCATAAATAAGTCGCAGGGTCAGCTATAGTCTCTAATACACCATTATAAAACGCCTTAGTGATGGTATCAGAATAAGCACTATATAAATTCGATAATTCACTATTCCTACCTATAATCCACGTAACGAAAAATAACAGTAGTGTAGTCTTGCCAACTCTAGGCGGCAAACTTATAAAAAGCTCGTCCAGTTCATCGTCAACCAACGCTTGCAATTTATCTACAATCTGCTTTAATATTCTTCTTCTAGGTTGATAAAACCTCTCTTCAGGCTTTCTATTTATCTCTATATATAATAAATAGCTATCAAAATCATAAGGAGCATCAAATAATAAAGTTCTCTTATATAGCTTATACAGCTTAGTCGCATTATCAGTATTGATATTAGCACCTATTAATTCTCTTAGTTCCTTGTTAGCCTTATGAGCTAATTTAAAATCCTCTTCCTCATAACCCATACATAAAGAAAATATATCTTCGTAAGCTTGTAAGTCTTCAGGGTCTTTTTTGATTTTTAAAAAAATTTTAGATATCAGTTTTTCTTTAGTCACACTCTTACCTCCTAAACAATAAAAAAAGAGCTATACCAAAATATAGCTCCAATTAGCTTTAAGTATAAGCCTATTCTTATACTAGAAGAAAAAATAAGTTTCTTCTACAGTCACAGTATTCATTTTTCTTTGTCTTCTTATTTCTTGTCTTTTTCTTATCCACTTGAAAAAGCCGTTGTTCTTAAAATCTATCTTTTTGCGAGTTATAAGCCTAATTATAAGATAAAAATAATTATATATAAGACCTATAGCTAATAACATAAAAAAACACACAAGCATAAAACCGCCTTTCAGCATCAAGTAAATAAGTCTAAAAAACTTGTAAATCGCCCATATAATAAATAATATAATCGCTTCAATCATAATATGCTCTCATGCACCCCCAATACCCACTCATCGCCACCATACTTATAATAACCTAAGTATAGTTTCTTGTTATTATATATTACTTGTATAGTACTAGCAGCAAAATCTTTATCCTTTCTAGTCTTATACCCTTTATCTTTAAATATCTTAGCAATATCTCTATAAGTAAGTCCAGCATTCTTATAGTTAAATACCTCTCTTACTATTTCAGCTTCTTCAGGCACTACTACTAGCTTACCACCAACAGAGCTATATCCATAAGCAGGTCTACCACCACTATACCCACCTTTACTAGACTTTACACTACGACCAGCCTTAGTCCTCTTATTGATATTATCTCTCTCCATTTCAGCACAGGTTAGAGTAAAAGCCTTAAGCATATTAGCAAATACCCCAAATTGACCAAAATCTTCACATATACTTATAAGCTCTATACCTTTTCTTAATAAAGCACCTTGATAGTAAAAGTATATGTTTATATCTCTAGCCACTCTGTCAGACTTAGCCACCACTACAGCCTCATAAGGTGGATTATTTATATCACCGTAAACAATCTCATCAAATCCCTCTCTATACTTAGCACCACTCTCGCCCTCATCAGAATACCATCTAACAATGTTTAAATCATTAGCTTTACAGTATTTAATAATATCTTCTCTTTGAGCTTCTAGTCCATATCTATCATCACTTGCTTGAGCATCAGTAGATACTCTTATATATGCAATAACGTTTTTACTCATCAGTATCAACTTCTTTAAAATAGTCCATTAGTGATATTAAAACAAATTCACTCAAACTTCTATGGTCCTCAGCAGCAAGTTTTTCTAACTTTTCTTTAAACTCCTTAGTAGTTCTAAACATAATTCTCTCACTTCTACGAGTATAATCTTTCTTAACATAAGCCATAATATACCTCCTTTCATGATAATTAATAATATTATGGTCATTGCTTGTTAAGAATAGTATAACATATTAAGATGACATTGTCAACAGTTATTTTAGTCTTTTTATTTTTTGAGTGTGATTTTGCGACTAACCCACCCCCCTGGCGTGTCCGCCTTCCCCCCTGGGCGTACCCTTGAAAACCGCTCCGCCGCTTGCTTACAAGCATAAAATAATTTAAAAATATTTAAAAAAATGATAAAAAAGTCTTGACAAGTTGTAGATAATATGTTATAATATAAGTAACAAATAAGATATATATCTATATCACCGATTTAATAATCTTGTCAGATTGACCGCTTGAACGATTAATCTTGATTTATCGACACATAAAAACGATTAATCGATATTTAAGTTACTGGACAAGATAACTAAAATAATTTAAAAAATATTTAAAAAGTTATGAAAAGTACTTGACATTATAATGATAATATGATATAATATTTATACAGTCAGATGACGAGTAGAGCAAGAGAAAGGAGCAAAAAATGAACAACGAAGAAATGACAAACGACCAAATCAAACTAATACTAAAAATGATAGTACAAATCATCAAAGACAGCGACAGCAAAGAAGACGCAATTAAAAAAATAGAAGAGTTAATTAAATAACTCTTCTACAGTGTAAACAGGCTTGAGAGGTTCTTGCTCTCCTCTTAAGTCATACATATTATAACACAATAAAAGGGCAAAATCAAGAACATTTTAGGAGGTGGAAAAAATGGAAGAATTGAGGAGCGAACTTATACAGATAACAAGCACGCCAACCGTTAAAAAGTTAGCACAAGAAAAAGCAAAAGATGAACTAAGAAGTCTAAGCGATTATATTTATTTATTAATAATCAAAGACTTACGAAAAGATGACAAATACAAAGATAAAATATAAAAGGAGGGATAAGATGGAAAACATTACAAAAGACACAACTATTACATTCAAATTAACCGAAGAATTAAAAAAAGAAATACAAGAACAAGCAAAAAAAGAAGCTAGAACAATGAGCAATTTACTTACGAAAATAATTACAAAATATTTACAAGAAAATTAAAAAATTTATAAAAAACTATTGACAAAGTTAAAACTATATGATATAATATAGTTGTAAAGATAAAACAAGCGACGCCCCACCGCAATGACCAAAAAGCAAGGGACGCCACCGAAAACAACCCAAAGACTTAAAAACTTTTAGGGGTCTTTAAAAATCTTTTAGGATGTATTTTTATAATACCACCTAAAAGCTAAAAAGTCAAGGGGTAAATTAAAGGGGGATTATAAAAATGAAGTATCAAACAACAAGAAAACAAGTAAAGCTATTAAATGATAATATTATAGCCATAGGTTACGAAAACGCAGGCGCATTATTAAAATATAAAGAGCCTTACGCTTATACCGCTGGAATATACGGCTGGAACGCAGACATTTACGAAGTAGACGGCTTGACAATAGTAACAGGTTACAGACCATTTGGCAACTTAGTAGATAGAAATATAACAAACGACTACAACACCAAAGCACTAAGAACACTTACAAAATTCAGAGAGCTAAGAGCTAAAGACGACGGAACAAACGGAGTGAACATCATACAAGAAGAGAAAGAAGCAATAAATAGCCTACTAAGTGAGTATATAGCAGTAGTAAAGGGGGCTTTACAATGTTAATGATATATGAATTAAAACCAACACCCGAACAAAATCAAAAAAGCTTCTACGATAAAGCATATGTAAAGCAAAACATAGACGGAAGCGAAAGCCTTTACAGCTATGACACGCTTATTATGACCAGAGACATAGACGGCAATTATACGAGACAATGGGAGGGCTGGAGCCAAACGACCGGCAAGCACATAAAAGCGTTCAGCGGCTTAAATAAAAAACAATTTTTAAATCTAAGTATGGAGGTATAAAAAATGTTCAAAAAGCAATGGAAAACACCACAAGGACCGGCGAGCCGTCTGGTCCTTGACTTTATACAACAGACCCACCTATTAATTGCCGGTACTACTGGAAGCGGTAAAAGTGTTATAATAAATAATATTATATATACTTTACTATACAAAAGCCCTCAAGAAGTCAAGCTAATTTTGATTGACCCGAAAAAAGTCGAGTTAGTGCAATATAGAGAACTACCGCATACTTTAGCCTATGCAAGCGAGCAAGCGGATATTATAAACACTATAAAAAAAGTCGTTGACTTAATGGAGCAACGTTTTCAAACTATGCAAAAGCAACGTATAAAAAAATCAAAAGAAGCGGATATATATATCATCATAGACGAGTATGCCGACCTTATCACAACATCAAAAAAAGACACCGAGCGACTAATATGCAGAATAGCCCAGCTAGGTAGAGCGGCGAAAATTCATTTGATTATAGCAACACAACGACCGACCCGCGACATCATCACCGGACAGGTAAAAGTCAATATCGATAGCCGCTTAGCGTTAAGAGTACCGACCGCCCAAGACTCAAGGAACATCATAAACATCAAGGGCGCTGAACTTTTAGGAAAATACGGGCAAGCGTTTTATCTAACGCCGGACACGCTAACGCCGCAATTAGTCAACATTGATTATATCAATGAATTAGAGCTTGCCGCCCGTGTTCAGTGGTGGACAAGTCAGACAAACAAATTTTTTAATAATATATACAAAAAAGCCTATATTTAATTATATAGGCTTTTATTATGCTTGATATACTAATCCATTCACGGTTTGAATAAACACCCGCAACGGCTAAAATAAGAGCAATTAAAGCATATTTAAAGCAATATATGCGGGCTTGTCAAGCGTAGTAAAATACACAAAATCGATTTTAAGCCCTTAAATTGACACGTAGCACGTTTTTAAGTGCTTAACTATATAAATACCTTTTTATAAAATAAAGCCCGTAGCTTGTCAATTTTACGCCTTAAAATCGATTTTAGAATATAAAATAACATGCACTTTTTTATTTTGTAGTTATAAACAATATATTTTCTTTATATTTTTTTCAAAATGTTGTTATAAAAATATTCTAAAATTCTCTTTCTGGGCGTCTTCTGCGACTTGCTATGGGCTTTATTAAGCTTATTTACTCATCTTCTGGTTCTTGTATTATTACATGTTTATTGCCATCAGTGACCACATCATTAGCATATCTTTCTGCAATTTCTTTAGGATTTTCACCCTCACCAAGTGGATTTTTAGGCGTGATTTCAATGTCTTGCTTGTCAGTATATCCAAAATGGTTCTTGCCTAAGAATATACCAACAACAGGATTTACCTTACCATCGACCATCCAACCCTCATATAATTCTTCAAGCTTATTTCTAACTCTTTTTATCAAGTCCATATGTGTATCCTTTCTGTTATTGCCAGCGCCCCATTCATAGAACGTTCTTCTGTCGCAACCTAAAGCATTACACATACCAGAAACAGTAGGCTTCATGTCATCTTCAAGACAATGATTAAAGTACCACATAATCCTTTCTTCAACAGCATCAACATCAGCTAAGTCAAGTGGTGGTAAATTCCAGCTTGCAAGGGCGTGTCTGATATATCTACCCCTATCCCCGGGTTTCATTTTATCAGTTGTCTCCCCCCTTATCTCCCCTTCTTTACGTTGTATTTTAGCCATTTATATCAATCCTCCTCACTAATTCCATCAAGTACAAACTCATCTTCACTACTAAACGGTTGAATAACTATTTCAGCATTTAATTCATCAAGCCAATTTATGAATGTTTCAAGTTTCATGTTCATACCATCATTGTTATTCATCATTCTATGAACTGTACTTTTAGAACTATAATTTAGTCTTCTAGCCATTTCTTCATAGGTTAGCCCCTCAACTCTCATAAGTTTTTGAATTATTTCTTTACTTGTCATTTTTGCAATTTTTCCTCCGTTCTCATCTAATGTATACAAAGTATACATTGTAGTATAACTTTCTATATTATTTTCTCTATATATATATATACTATAGAAATATAATCTACGAAGTTATATTGTAATGTATACAAAGTATACATTGTAGTATAACTTTCTATATAATATTATACACAACATATTATATAAATGCTTACCTCTTATATAAGTTCTTTCTTACTATAAAGCTTTATCTAATAAAAATCTACCTCATTCTTTATTGCACTAAAGTGAGAATAATTTTAATCAAAATTTACATTTTTATACATAATTTTTGTTACATTTTAAGTTTTAAACCTAAAATATTGAGTGTACTATTAGACTTTTCTTGTCTAATAAACCATTCAGAATGTTGGTTCAAATTAGCTATAAATTTCTTAAATGTAATAGAATTATATCCATTACCCCTAGCCCAAGTTTTATAATTAGAATATAAGCTCTTAGCATTTATCTGAACTTTTTCATCATCTACACTCTCGCACTTATCCTCAAGGAACTGTAACATTAAGTCATTGTCTTTTTCATAAGCCTTAACTACCTGTCTCATACTCTCTGGTAGGACTAAGCCGTGTCTTATATACATAAAATATCCTGCTAAGAGCCAATAGAATATACCTCTCATAGCTTTTTCTGTTCTGAACTCGTCTTTGAGCGTTTCGTCCCTCTCCTCTTCTTTAAAATGTCTATTAAATTCTATAACAACAATTCTATCAGAATAGAAGACTGATTTATCCTGTACTGCTGGCAAGTCGTTACAACTAAGCCATAGTGTGAACTGTGGTAGAAAAGTCATAAGGTTCTCGTGTAAAAATCTAGCTGTGATTTCTTCTCCACCTGTCAGTTGTTTTATAGCTTCCTCGTCTAACTCGCCGTACTGGTCTGATTCACTCATAGTTACGAACCTCTTACCTTTTAAAGCGGCAAGAGTGGGGGTAGCGTTGTCAGCGTTTTTAGCTTGCCCTGATTTACATATAATTGAGACTGGGCTTACTGTAGCATAATCTCCTAAGATATAATTTATAGCTCCTAACAAAGTAGACTTACCGTTTCTGGTAGTCTTACCGTGTAGTATAAACATACACTCCTCTTTACTAGAACCTAGTATTGAGTAGCCAAGTGCTGTTTGTAGGTATCGTGCTTTCTCTAAGTCATTGCTGGTCACCTCCTTTATAAACTCCTCAAATCGTGGATATTCCACGGTGTCTTGTAATGTATAAGAAAAGTTAGTTTGCATAGTTAGATAATCTCTCCAACTATGTTCCCTAAACTCCATCTTATCTAAGTCATAAGTGCCATTAAGACAATTAATTAAGTTAGGATTATTGTCAAATTGTGTAGCACTTATAGGATAGACTGAAGCGGCGTCTCTCATAAGTCTATCTCTAAAGCGGCGGTCTCCCATGCGGCTTATGAATTTAGAATAGTTTTTACGCTTATCATCATCGACTATCTCGCCGCAATATAGCTGCATAAGCCTTGAGAACTCTTTAATCTTTTCTGCTGTAATTAGTGAACCCACGTCTTTATGCCAAGCGCCGTCACTATAAGCATACCAAGACTTAGCTTCAGCGCAATATCTAGCACTACTTATATATAGCTCTGAAAAGAGTTCCGCCATGCCGCTCTCGTCCCAAGTATAGCCTGTAGAATTAGTAGGCTTAATCTCTGGACTTTTACTTTTTATATAAAACATCTTTTCAGACAAGTCCTCTGATAATATTAATTGTCCGTTTTTAAGCTTAAATAGCTCCTGTGCTTGTTCCATATTCATCTCCTATACCTTGCTATACTTTCTACTATAGACTGTACTTCTCGTTGATTTAAAGGCTTACTACAAGCCGTCTCGTTTACATATAACAACTCTAAGTATATATCTTTCTTGCTATAGCCTAAGTTATACATTCTACCTGCTAAAGAGGTTAAGCATAAGTTTCTACTACCCTTGTCAATAGGTGGATAAGTAGGTCTTAGCTTTATACAATTACTAGTAGGTCTTTCATAAGTGATATTATATATAACACTACTTCTAGTGGTATTCTCATTTATCCTTAAGCTTTCTGTAAAGTATTTACTCACTACATAATCTATAGCGGCTTGATTTTCTATAATGGTAGGATATATAAGTTTTTTACCTGTCATTATAAAGTAACGCCTAGACTTATATATCTCTACGCCTTTACGGTTATTCTTGCCGGCAAAGGGTAGGTCTCCTTTTAAGATTATGTGTACTCCTCGACCAGACTTTGACTTTTCTGTATATGAGTGGCAAGTATTGATTATATCTATACAAGTAGGCGAGAAAAAGCCGTCCTCGTCATAGCCTATATCAATATCTATACCTACATAGCCATTGTCATTAAATACATAACCTAAGTGGTCATAGTAGCCCTTACTTACACTCTCATAGGCTGTATTAAAGTCAGCCCAAGTGGTAGGGTCTGAAGAGGACGCTGCTTTTTTCTCGAACGCCCTCATAGGAACTTTAGAACTGTCCCAAGAACAGACCCAGTTATTCATCTCTTTTAATTCTTTTGGGATTGCTTCATACATGGTTTCTCCTTGAAAAAGTACTTACCGTCTATACAATAAGGGTAGCCTTCAAATTGATTAGTCTTCTTTACCTTACCGTTTTCTAACATATATTCAGCGTGTTCTCTATTCATTTTACTTTTTACATAGTCGTCTCCGGCTTGCATAATAAACTCTACAAATTTATCACTCATTCTTCTTCTCCTTTACATATAATATTTACTATAGATTGAATGGTAGCTAATATTAAAATCAAAGCAAACACGCTCCAAGTAGGAGCTGTTACCCACCACCAAGACCAAGTTATAGTACCGTCTAGTTTTAGAATTATAAATATAAAAGTTATAGCTTGTAAAAGCTTACCTATAATAGTAGCTGTATCTTTACTCATTCTTTAAGTCCTCGTCTTTCACATACGTTCCATTTACAAGCTTGCCTTTTCTGTCTTTAATAGTGTTATATGCACTTTCTACACACTCTACAAAGTCAAGACCATAGCTATAGGCTGTTTTAACTAATTCATAAGTTAAGTCTCTTACAACTACCGGTGAATAGTGATAATCTAAAACCACCGGAATAAACTCTCCTAATTTTTTAAGTTTATATTTTTTATCTAGTTTTTTACACTCTTTTATAGCTTTATCATTAAAAAGCAAGTTCATTTCTTCTAAAAAGTCCATCATAATAAATTTATCAAGCATATTACCTATTACAAGCGTTACATACACATCACCTATACTGTCAATTATGTCTTCTTTCTTATCCTTGCATATAGCCTTGATTAGTTCTGATAGCTCTTCAACAGTCTTAATTGCTTGTGCTTCTACTGTCCCTTTAGTGTCTAATTCTCTTTCTTTTGCCCATTCAATGATGCGGGCGTTTAGTTCGTTAATGTTCATTATTCTATATAACCTCCTACTCTATTTCTAAATTACATGCTGTTATATCGCTATTTTTGTTGATAAGGTTTATTACATCTTCATTTATATATTGCAAAACTTCTTCTTTTGTTCGATTTTTTACATTGTATATTTTAAAAGTTACATTATATTCTTCGTTAGCTTTTATTATTTGCTTCGTTAAGCTCACACACTCGTTAATAACATATATTGTATCTTGTTCCCAAGGATTATCGTATGCGTGATTGCAGTCAAATCCGATTAAAAATCCATCTATGCCGTCAAGGTAGCCCACAAAACTTACGCCACCATGTACTGATAACTCTTCTAGTAGTTCGCTATTTTCGTCTATTTCGTAAAATCTATCGCCTTTAGGTATTGCTACATATCCGCAATACCAATGATTATACTTTTGACAATCGCCACAATCTGTATCTTTTATGCGTCTTATAATAATCCTGTAATCACCAAATGGCATATCAGTTACTATTTCTTCTGTTCTCATGCCTCTACCTCCTCAACTGGTATTTGTTTAAATTCTGATAAGTCTGTATGTTGTTCTTCCTTAATCTTGTCAATCTCTTTTTGTGTGAATTGTGTCTTATGAAAATTGTTTTGTATTAAATTGTTTAGTGTAAAATAATCGTCATTTATACTAACATTTAAATACGCATATTCTTCATCGTACTTCTCGTCATAAAAACTTTTCATTTTTTGTAAATAGAATTTATCTTCTTCTTCTCTTTCATCTATAGGCGTTCTTGCATATTGAGTACATAAGTCAAATAACTCTTGTGGGATTTGATTTCTCCTCTCAGCATATATTGATAAGCCATATTGTTTTTCTTTATTTACTGTAGCGATAGGTCCTATTTCATCACATACAATTATATCTATATCGTTGGTTCTAATTTTAAACCCACACTCTTTTACTCTTTTAATAAATTCTTTTGTTTTCATGTCTTAATCCTCCTCGTTATATAAATCTTGTAAAGCTTCAGGTTTTATTTTATAACCTCCGCCGCTTTTAGTGTCAGTTAGTACCAGACTTCCGTCTTTATATATTTCTAATCCAAAATTATACTCTTTTAATAGTTTTATAAATATTGTAATAACAAGACCAGCCTCTTTTTTTCTACTTTCTTGCATAGTTAGTCTCCTTGTTATTTAAAGTGTCGTTATAAATAAGATTATCCTTACCGTCAAAAACCTCCATTTTCTCTAAACTTCCACCATAATAATCCATAGAAAGCTTAAATGTGTCATGTAAACATTGCATAAGTAGTTCAGGATTGCATGTTTCATTTTTTAAAGTTAGTGTAATTTTATATTCGCTTCTATGCTCTAGATAGTTGTCTATTACGCTTTTACAATTTTCTATAACTTCTTCTAAAGTAACTCTCTTTAGGTCATATTCTGAACGCCAGTAACCTAGTTTATATTTAAAGTTGTCAGTACTTATATATGCAATGTATTTACTGTAAATTCTTTTCGGTTCATCCTCAGATTGATAATACCAGTCATGTATGGTTATGAAAAAGCCTTTATACTCTATTACTTTATTCATTTTAAACCTCTCTTATCTCCACATCGTAGTTTTTATTAAACTTGTCAATCTCGTCTTTATATTGCTTTATAAACTTATGAATGTTGTTAGTTCTAATTTTTAAATTACACTTGTTTTTATAATCAAGTCTATTTATACATTGCTTTAAAGCTTCATATTCCGTTAAGTTATCGGCTGAAAAGACCATGTTATAACAATCTTCATTATCACGGTTATATATAAAGCATATATAGTAGCTCCACACATTATGAGTATCAGAAAAACTGTATTTGTTTATACTTATAAAGTTATTATGATTTACTGTTTTCATTTCCTGCTCCTTATTTAATAAGTCTGATGGTCCTATGATGCCAAACAGTCTAAGTATTCTTTTAAATATTTTTTCTATCATTCTCCAGCTCCTTTTTATTCTTGACTAATCCAGAATTGACAAGTATACCTAATAATATCTTCTTAGCTCTAATTTTATATGTTTCTGCACCGTGTCTGTATACTGATATCCAAGCAATTATTTCCTTGTCAACTCCGCTTTTGTCAATATTTAATCCTTTTTTATGAGCTATATTAGTCTCTATTTTTCTAATATAGTCATTAAAAGTCATTCTCCAGCTCCTCTATAATCTCTTTTAGTTTATTTACAACATCGTTTAGCTTATCTTCTTCGTTGACTGGTATATGCTCTGTATCAGTCTTCTTTAAAGCTTGATTGATTGATATAACAATAAGTATAATAATGTTTATCACAAACCAGCTTAATATTGATGTTACTATCCAAGTCATTATTCTACCTCGTCTAAGTTAAGTTCTAACAATTGCAATTCATCTATACATATTCCAGCAAGACAACATTCCCCAAGACAATATTTTATTTTGTCTATTTCATAACTACTCGTTACAATATCCATACTGTTTATATTAAGTAGAATATATAGTATTTTATTTTCTTTCATTTTTTATTCTTTCATTTTTTATCCTTTCTAAGATTAAGTGTAAAGCGTTTAGAATGTATATCTCTTGTGATAATTGTTCTAGTTTATTCATTGTTCATCTCCTATAAAAACATTAAGCGAGCACCGAAGTTCGCATAGTTATCGTATGCATCGTAATCTAAACGGACACAGAACGCACCAGCAGCAGCCTCAGCACTATAATAACCACCAGCACAAGCAAAACAAGCAGCGCCACTATTTATATAAGTATAGTCACAATAATATGTTGAACTAAAGTCGTTTGTTGTTTTAGGAATAAAGCCTAGTTCACTACTCCCTTGAACAGTAGCTGAATAACCGCTTATAGAGTTACTAGTACCTAGTGGATAGGATTTATAATTATTTGCTGAATTATTGAATTCGGTAGTGTTTGTTTGCACTTTACCGCTTTCGCCGGTCATAACGCCATCTAACCATTGATTTTTGTTACCCCATAAGTCTTCAAGATATTGGAATCTCATTTGTTCAGCACCATTAGTTGTTCCGTAGTTTATGCCTTTACCGTTAGTGTAGCCTGTGTTTTTATAACCCCTACTTTCAGTTAATCCTTTACCGAGCGCTGTTTGAGAATCAAGGTTACCGTATTTTAAAACATACATAGCTTGCAAGAATGTCCATTGATAAAAAGCCATTTGTTCGTATCCTTTACCGTTAGCTTGTGATATTGTTCTAAAAGCACCTATGTTTTTATCACCAGTTGGAATAACCCCTTTAATACTTCTAAGTTTACCGCCTTTCTCATAACCAAGGTATGCTCCTAAGTAAAAAGCGTCTCTAGCTTCTTCTCCTCTACTGTGCGCATAATATTTAAACTCAGAATTGTTAGGATTATCAGTCATACTAACATATACTTTATTGTCAACTGTTTTAATATTTAATCCTTTTCTGCTAAACTTAGCCATTACATCGCCATCGTCTGGTGATAGACTGTTAAGTTCTTCATCTTTTAGTTCTCTAACTTCTTTTCCATCTTTAAATAAGATAAGTTTAGTCCCGAAGAATTTATCCCATTCAGGCGACCCTTTACTCATACTTTTTGCGTCGTCTTCGTAAGTTATACAAGCTAGAGGGTCAGGATTGTTTTGGTCTATAACCGCTGTCATTGTTATATATCTAGCGCTGGGTCTTAAATCAGATTTTTTAACATATTCACTTAAGTCAATGTCTGCTCCCTCGCCTTTAGGACCAGCGGGTCCTTGTAAACCTTGTGGTCCTTGCGGTCCTCTTTCTCCAGCGGGTCCCCTCTTGCCGTTTTTACCCGGTGGTCCTTGTAGACCTTGTTCACCTTTTTCACCTTTTTCGCCTTTTAAAGCTGCTAATTGTTCTTTAGTAAAGTCTTCATACTTAAAGTCTTTACCGTTTATACCAGCCGGTCCAGCAGGTCCAACATCGCCTTTTTCGCCTTTAGGTCCAGTTTCGCCTCGTGGTCCGATAGGTCCTCTTTCGCCTTGCTCTCCTTTAGGTCCAGTCAAACCTTGAGGTCCTTGTTCACCGTCTTTGCCCGGTTCGCCCTTGTCGCCTTTCATAGTCATTAGTATATTTATATTATTTTGTGAGACTTCGCTTATACTTTCAATATCTTTATTAAATAAAACTTTAATTTCTATCATCGTATGTTACGTCCTTTCTAACATTTACATCACCTATAACTAAAGTCTTAACTACACTTTTGTCGGGCTTTCTATACTCTATATCATAGTTATACTTCTTAGCTTCAAGGCTTTTAGTTTCTTCATGACTTAATTTAAAAGTTCTATCGGGTAGAGTTCTTGATTTTACAAGTATAGGATTTTCTGTAACTATATCTCTTATAGTAAAAGTCAAGATATCTCCATCTACTACATCATTAGGTGTAAATTCTTCATTACCTTTAAAAAAATTTACTTTAATAGTTTCAGTATCTCCTCTAATTAAGTTTATTTCGTTCATATTATCAACTCCTATTCTTGAATTATTTGTATATAGTCTATGTTTTTAACATTATACATTGTGATATTGTCAGGTTTTTCAATGTATAAAAACTCATGACATGTTATTACGTCGCTTAACTCCTTAGCGTTATACTCGCTTTCAAAATTTTCAGCGTAGCCCTCTCCGTTAGCTACTATTCTTAATTTTAATTTATTCATGTTCTATCTCCTCTATGTCATAACCTACTTGTGCAAGCCTATCGATATCATAAGACTTGCCGTTTACTACAATACTAACATTGTCTTTATTTCTCACGGCTTGTCTTAGTGCTTGATAAAGCTTGTTGTCTTTAAGAGTAAAAAATAGTTTATATATTCTTATTGCACTCATTCTCCACCTCTTTTAATAATTTACCTATAGCATATACAACATTGACTGTAATGGCGTTTCCAGCTTGCTTATATAGTTGACTATCGCTCATACCGGTTGCTTTAGCTTTCTCAAACGCTTCGTCAGAAAAGCCTTGTAGTCTCCAACACTCTCTAGGTGTTAGCTTTCTAATCCTATACTTTTCTCCAGACCATTCTAGCGTTCCCGTATTGCCACCAGTTGTTAGTGTGTTAGAAACGCCTACTCCTACACGACCGCGTCTGTTATCGTTGTTTATAAATTGTATGTTTATACTATCTCCAACTCTAGCTTCTTGATAACCTTGTTTAGTGCCGTTTTTTATTTTTACTCCTTTATCTAACATAAAGGGTATGCTTCCCCCGCCTTGTGCTGTTACAAGCGTGGGGGCTAAACCTTTTTCGTTATATACTCTATAGCCCGTTATTCTTTTAGGATCTCGTCCTATCATTTGAATCTTCGCATTATTCTTAATATATGTTTCTCCTCCGCAACCTCTGTATTTGGTAGGGACTGTTGTTGTATATCCATTAACATTAACTTGTTCGCTTGTGTCTCTGATAGGTAGTATTTTTCGTCCACCCCTTCCTCTAAGATATCCGATAATATACACTCTCTCTCTGTTTTGGGGAACTCCGAAGTTTTTGCTGTTAAGCAGTTGCCATTCAATGTCGTACCCCAAGTCATCCAGACAAGTGATGATGGTTTTAAATGTTTCTCCTTTGTCGTGTGATAATAAGCCTTTGACGTTCTCAAACAATAAAAACGGTGGTTTTGCTTGTTCAAGAATTTTGGCAAGATAGAAGAACATTGTTCCTCTAGCATCATCAAACCCTTTTCTTCTTCCAGCCATTGAGAAGGATTGACAAGGGAATCCTCCGCATAACAAGTCGACTTTTCCTCTAAGTTCTGTAAAATCTTCAATTTCTGTTATATCCTTTCTATCATATTCATTTTCTTTTATGTCATATATAGCACTATATGATTTTCTAGCAAACACATCTCTTTCAATGTGTCCTATACAAGTGTGACCGGCTTTTTCTAGCCCAGCTCTAAACCCACCTATGCCACTAAATACATCTAAAAATCTCATTCCTTATCCCTCACTTTTAAGTGAATACTTCTTATATCTTTTGCTTTAAACTTACTAACAACAGCTTTGTCTCCACGCTTTATCTCTACAACGAGGTCCTCATTTTCTTTAGTATCTCTCATTAAATTCTTGAATACTTCGTCGGGGTCTACAAGTAGCATTAAAGAATCATCGTTATAAAAGTTTATTATTAGTTTTCCTTTATATATCATTCTTTAGTCCTTTCTATAAACTCACTATATGTCTTAATTTTACCTATATCACTATCAAACCGTCCTTTTTTCTTAGCTCTTATAGCATATTTTAAGATATTACCAAGACAAAAATTGATAAAGCCTTCTTCACCTAACACGGCTTTTACTACATCTATACTTTCTATATCTAGTCCATCAAGCTTGTAGTGCTTAGGATTACTTATATCGTTTTCTTCTTTTGCTTCTTCCTCTTTCTCGTCTCTATCACATAAATATTCTATTATCTCGTTGATGTTACTTAAAGTATAAGCTTTGTAGATATCAGGGGTTTTAAATTGAAAATAAGACTTATAAACGGCTTCTCTACTTGTATATCCGTTTTTATTATTGTTCCATATTGATTTACCAGTTTTGTCTACAAGATGATATCTCTGTTCAGGCTTATTAGTGATAAGCTTTTTACTTTTAATATTGTCTAGTTCAAAATAATCGTTATTCATTTTTTATCCTAATATATCGTCTAAGTCGTATTTTGTATTGCTCTCTGGTCCATTGCATACTTCCATGTTTTCTAAGTGTGCAAACTTAACAGTTTTGTTAGGGTCTTTATTAGATGGTACTTCATCGTGATATACACTCGCTTTAATATATTTACCGACTAACTTTTGAGGGTCGATGTCAGTTAGTGTATAATCATTCATACAAGTTTTAGCAAAGTATGAAAAGGCGTTACTTGCTCCCTCATTTACACTACCGTCAGCTTTCATAAGTGAATATCTTTCAGTATGCTTTTGTCCGTTTTCAGCTAATAGCTTAACCTCTAACTTACCAAACTCTTCCTTGTAGACAACCTCATCTACTTTAAATGTGTGTTCTCCCTCACTTATAAGTGAAAATCCTTCTGTCAATTTAATTAGTCCCATAATTTTACCTCCTATTGTTTATTTTCTATGGACTTAGTACTAATTCTATAACTTGTTTTAGTACTTGCATATTTATCGTATAAACCGTCAGCTTTTAAAGCTTCCTTGTCTATATCTACACTTTCAGTTTTAGTAACACTCCACTCGAATTTATCTCCTAGCATTGTTACTTTCTTGTCATTGTCTCTAAACTCGCCTATAGCGTGATTTTTTATAATATCGTTGATTACCTTTAATCTCTTTTCTAAGACTTGTATAGGCTCTGTTAAGGCGTCTATTTTCGATTTTAAGTCTTCACCCTCTTTGATAAGTGCTTTAATATCAGTTTCAGGATTAAGACTATTAGTTCTTAGTTCTTTTAAGATATCAGCGTCTTTCTTTTCGTCATATTCAGGTGATATACCTTGAACTACGTGCTTGTCCCACCATTTTAAAGCTTTCTTAATATACTTATCAAAATCAGGATATCTTTCGCTTAGCTTAAATTGTCTAGTTATTGTATTATTGATTGATGGAACGAACTCATCAGGCTTTTCATAGTCTTTAGCACTTAAGAATGAGCAAACCGTTATAACCTCGTCTATATCTAGTAAATAAGCATATAGTGCTGCTTGTAGTGCATAGTATTCAGGAATGTCTTCTTCCCAGTCTTCAGCTCTTTTAGTAGTTTTCATTTCAAGCACGGTCATAGGCTTAGCGTCTTTATCTACCAGTAAATAGTCCCACATACCACCAAACACTTCTTTATCATAGAAAAAATCTCCTCTAGTTCTATTAAAATAATCAGCTCCGTATATATCAGTAGGCGTGATTAAATTAGTCATAAACATTGATTTCTTCATATAGTCAGCTTGCTTAGGTTCAATCGCTTTACCAGCTAATGTATAAATAGTATCTTCAAACGGCTTTTGATAAGTTCTTGTTATCTCGCACCAAACCTCAAAATCACTACTCCAAGGGTTAAGCCCTAAGATAGTCGCAAACCTAGTACCAGTCAGCTTTTTAGGTCTCTTAGGCGGGTCTATCATTATAGTTTTATTATCTAGCCATTGCATACTAAACTTCTCCACTCTCTAATACTTTTATAGCGTCGCTTACTTTATTGATTATAGCTTCGCATAAGTCTTTAGGTATGTTATTTAAGCCATCAGTTTTTAAAACTACGCCTTGAACAAACTCTTCTTGACTTGGGTCTAGTTCCTTTAATTTCTTTAGTGCTTCTTTTAAAGCTTTTATTTGTATTTCGTCAGCTTGTTCTTTAGTGTTAGTTAAGTTATTTTTTATTTCTTCTCTCTTTTCAGGTGTTACAGGCTTAGTGCTTGTAATTTTACTGTTGTCTTGATTATCAATATCATCATCTTGAATAATATCTAGTAGTAGAAAATATAGATATCTTCTCATATAAGTGATATTAGCTCCTAGTGCTTGAATTTCGTTCATTCTAAACTTACCAGGCTCCGATATTTGAGTTGTTTTACACTCTACAACTAGTTCTTCTTCTATGTTGTCAAGATTGATAAATCTACCGACCGCCTTGTCTTCAGGAAAAGTAATTAAGAATAAGCAGTTGTACTTTTCAAAAATCTTACTAGCTACAGGGACGATGTCTTCAAGTTCAAAATACTTAAATTCAGCGTGTGTGTTTATACCGCTCTTTTTCACCCCCTCGTTGAAAAAATCTTGTCTTGCAAGTTGTAATTTCTTATAAATGTTATAAGTTGTTACAGCTTCAGTCTTTTTTGTTGTTGCCATTTTAAACCTCCAATAAATTTAATATATTTTTCTTAATAGAATTAAGCTTCCTTGTGTTGAACTTAGGAGGCTTTATACCTCTAAAGTCTCTTATTTGTTTCTTAGCAAGTGCTATATACCAGCTTTTGTCAATATCATCTATGCTTAGTGTATTCTTATTATCAACTATACAAGATATAGGTAGTAATGCAATTTTATTTAAGTTCTTAGTTTCTTTATGAACCTTGTATAAAGTTCCATTTCTATAGTCTTTACTTGCATACACTCGATTACATCTTTGAACTTCTACAAGTTCTTGATTGATTGAATGATAAACTTTGCTATATTTGTGACTTGCTTTAGCGATAAGTTGAAAACTTAGTACATCTTCGCAAGCGTTGATAGTATCTTCTACAGGCGTTCCTTTTACAAAATAGTCTACAATAGCTTTAGCTACTATAGTCGCATTATTATTTACATTAAAAGCTCCAGCGGGGGCTATACCTCTTACAAGATATCCGCCTTTAATCTTAACTTTATCGTTTTCAGCTATTTCTATATAGTTGTTTACATCTTTCTGAATTATCTTTTTAATTTTGTCTTCTTCTAGTTCAAAACCAGTTCTAGCTTGCCACTCACTACATATAGCTTTATACTTGTCTAAGTCTTCTACATCAAGGCTTATCATAAGACCGTCCGTGTTAAGTTGGATAACCTTTACACTTTTACACTTATCTATGATGTGATTAGTTAGCTCTAGTAGTCTTAATTGTCCAGTTATACATACACTTCTAGCCATCAACGGGTCGTATAAGTCGTTGTATTGATTAAGAGTTGCTCCATAAGTGGTATTAGCTACAAGCTTTAAAGCGTTAGCCGTCTTCTTATCTCCAGTTCTTTTCGCTTCCATTCTACGCTCTAGCATATCCGCATATATCTTTTTATCAGGTATGCTTCTACTGCAATAACCGTCAAGTGTCATTAAGTGCGGATAATAGCTTGCTACGTCTACATTTCTTATAACTCTTTTATCAGTTGATTCTTCTAAGTAACAAGGTATAGCTCCGTGAATACCTCCATAAGCTACTGTTACATTACACTCGCCTAAATTAAATTCAATTTTTTCTTTAAAAATCTCATCATCTGGTATACTTTTATCTTTTAATCTGTCAAAAAATCCGAATATAAAATCAGGTATATATTCTTTTAATAAATTCTTAGGATATACATAATTTCTTTCATCGTTATACTCATTTCTAACAGCGTCTAAATATGCACTTGTTAGCTTAGCATTAGTCATATACAAAGCTCTAACATCGTCTATACCTTTAATCCTACCTAGCATAAGCTTATTCTCTAAGTAACCTTGTCTTAAGTGATATAGCTTTTCAGTAGTGTCAACATCGTGCTTACAGTACTTTATAGTTCTTTCTAGTTCTTCTTGATTAAGCGGTCGATTGATATTAAAGTCTACTTCAGTTTCTTCTATATCCATACCTAGATGAGCTTCTATAGCCTTTAGTGATAAGCCTACTTGACAATCATCGAATAAGTCGAATTGATTGATATAACTTCTACTAGCTTGAATTATAGGGTGATTCCAGCCTATACCGCCTTGAATTATATAATCGTTTACATTTTTTACTTCTTCAGGTGTTACTCCCTCTAATATAGCTTTAAGTATAAATTGGTCATAATGTTTATTATTAAAGCCTACAAGTACAGGCTTATTATCCATAAAAGCCTTGACTTCTTCATAATCATTGTGTATTACAGTATAGTTTTCAGTTTCAATCTCTTTAAAGACGAATAACCAATCATATTTAAAAACTTCACAGTCAAATATATACATATCATCAATCCTTTACAAAATAAGCTTTATTCTTCCTATAAGTTGTTGACCTTTTGATAAAACATTTTCTAAAGTAGATTGAATTATCTACAAAGTCATAACAAATAGGCTCTTTCTTGCCCTCATAAGTTCTTGCTATTCTTCCTATAGATTGAGTAACTATCGCATAGTCCTTTTGCGGGCTTACCATAAATAACCTTTCAAGGCGTGGTATATCTAGTCCTTCTTTAGCTAAAGAATAGCTAGCAAACATTATTGTTTTCTTGCCTTTTCTCATATCTTCTATAGCTTTTTCTCTAAGCTTTTTATCGCTTGAACCCTTGATAACTACAGCCTTTTCTTGTAATTGCTCTGGTAAACTGTTGTATAAGATATCAAGATGAACTAGCCTATCAGATAAGATTAAGCATGAACAATCAGCGTTTTCTAATATACAATCTCTTATAATCTTGTTTCTTTTTTCATTAGCACATAGTGAGCTTATCATCTTAGAATAATTAAGAGTTCCATCGGTATTTACACAGCTTAAATCCATTGCTATTCCAGTAGATATTGTCTTTACGCCTACTTTCATTATCTTATCGCCAACTTCTTCATCACTTACGCTATGGATAATCTCACCTAGTACAGCATAAGTCGCCTTTATCATACCGTCCGAACGATGAACCGTTGCGGATAGTCCGTACTTATGCCTACAAGACAGATTATTAAGTACTTTATAGAATTGTGTCATTGTAGTTGGAGTTCCGGCTACTCGATGGCACTCATCAACGATAATCACATCAAAATAGTGTTTATATTGATATAGGTCTAATTTACACATAGTCTGAATAGTCGCAAACGTTATACCAGCTCCTAAGTTTACTTTACCGTCTGTTATAGTTCCTATAAGAGATTTATCAATGTATTGTTCGGCTCTCTTTTTACTTTGATTCAATAAATCTTTAGTATGAGTTAGCCATAGGGTCCTTTTTCTAAGTTTAGAGACAAGTGCTATACCCATTTGAGTTTTACCACTTCCAGCAGGGCTTTGGATAATACCATAATAGTTAAGTACAGCCTTGTTTACAGCCTTTTCTTGATAATCATATAAAGGTACATTAGCGTTATAATCAATAGGCTCGCTTTCTGCAAAATCAGTTTCTACTTGCGTTTCTTTTAGCATAGGTAGAATATCGTTTATTACTCCAAACGGTAGAACTAGTGTATAACCTCGTCTTTCGAATAATGATAATGTTTCAGGCGTGTTACCTAGCCATAAGTTCATTCTTTGTTTAGTAGTAAATTCAGGATTTCTAACAGTTAAGTTATCTCTAGCCCATTGAGTGATTTCTTTATACGGATATTGAATTTTAATATCGCTTCCTATTATTGTTTTCAATTAAACCACCTCACCACAGGCTCGCCTTTAAAGCCTTTCTCCCATATAAACCAAGCATAGCAAATTGCACCATTATTGTGTTTTTTAAAGTCTCCGTTTTTAGCACAGCTTAGTCTCGCAGAAGCTACATATATTATTTTAGGTGGGTTATTTGCAAACAACTCTTTTCTACCATTACTTTCAAGAAAAGTTAGTTTTAAAAGCATTGCTACTCTGTTACCTTTAGGTATAACCTCTATAGCTTTTTCTACAAACTCTTTAGCGTATTTATATGGAGGATTAGTTATTATATCGCCATAAAAACGACCGTTGAATTGTAAAAAATTAATAATTTCAGTACGATCATCTCCTAACCTATCAAGAATATCACTAGCTTTTACCTCATAACCTCTATTTTCTAGTACATTTACTAAGTGATGTTCTCCACAAGCACACTCCCATACTCTTGAATTGAATTTTTCTAAGTCTAATAACAGTTCAAGTGCTTTAGGCTCTGTTGCATAATAATCGTGTATTTCTCTTTCTCCCTTAGAATGATTACTAGCTCCTATTGTTCTATATACTTTTTTATTTGTCATCTCTTACTCAACCACCCATTCAATGTAAATCCGTTTTCAGAAAACCATTCTTCAGTAAAAGTCTTTTTCTTAGCATGCTTAAGGTCGAATAATGAGACCATATAAATGTTTTCATCAAACTTTATAGCAAAATATCCAAAACCGTTACCTCTCTCGCACCATAAATACATTGCTAAGTTTTGATTTTCTTCTATTCTACTCATATTAAAAGTCTTGCCACTACATACTTTACAGTCAATCAGATAAGCTTTGCCGTCCTTTACAGCTATTACATCAGCCGGTTGTCCAGCTTTATTTTGAGCCATATTATGAACCCAAAAACCATTACCGAACAGTAGTTCACAAAACTCACTTTCAAAATCGTTACCAAGTTTTTTATTACTAGTCATTGCCATTACCTTTATATTGTTCATAAAGCTTAACTACATTTCTACTATGCTTGCTTGAATATATATTCTTTCTCCATAATCTTTTAGCTCCAGCTATACCGAATTGATATTGCATAAGTGCTTTGTGAATATTACCATCAACTGATTTTAAGTGACCGCTTAAAATATATACTCCGCATAGAATATTTTGTTTAGCGTCTAAAAAATCTGTTACTCCTAATTGCTTCTTAAGACATTTGTGATTGACTTTATTTATTTGCATTAAGCCGTAGTCATTAGTTCTACTTATTACATTAGCTTTAAAATTGCTTTCTTTTTTAATTAAAGCTAAAACAAGTTCTACAGGAACATCGTATTTTTCACATTGTTCAAACAGATAATCTTGAACTTCAAAATCTAGCGGTACATCGTAGTAGATTTTTACATCTTCTAAGTTGATAATAGGCTCTTGTTCTTCAGCTTGAACTTTACCGTTCCTATTGCAATATATAATTGCAGTCATGATAATAATTAGCGTTATACCTAAGCAGATATATGTTCTTTTTCTTCTTTCTCTTTGTGACACTTTGTTACCTCCGTCCATTCATATTCAACTCCGTATTTTTCAAAATACCAGTCTTCAAACTCTTTTCTATGGTCGTCATCTTCGAAATAATTTAAAACTGTTTTACACAATTCACGACCTAAACTTTTTTTATATTTTTCTTCTATCATCTCTAACTCCTTTCTCATTTATGAGAGTTTCAGGTCAAAAAAATTTATATTATTAAGTTAGCGTCTATGTCGTATGTTTCACAGATTAGTTTTAATTCACTTGCTTTAAAATCAATACCGTTATTGCCATTAAGTTTGTTAGTAACCGACGCGTTCGACAAATCTAACAATTCAGCAATTTCAATGTTTTTAATACGTTTTTCAGCTAATATGCCTTTTAATTTAGGATAGCCCTTTCTCATAAAAACACCACCTTCCTTTTTTAATTTATTTCTCAATATTGGGAACTAAATAAATAATAACATAAAAAATTCTCATTGTCAAGAGTTTTTTAAAAAATATTTTAAAAAATATTGCAATAATGAAAAAATTGTGATATAATGCACTTAAAGAGGTGGTAATATGACAATGTACGGAGATAAACTACACGAACTAAGAAAAGCTAAAGATTTAACGCTTGATGAATTAGCTGAAAAATTTAATAATATATCTGATTATAAAGTGTCAAGGTCTGCTATATCAAGATGGGAGAACGGCAAAACAGAACCATCTGCTACAGCTATGAGTTTATATGCTAAGTTATTCAAAGTAGATATGAATAGTTTACTCAATATAGACAGAAAAGAACACATTAAATCAGTAAAAATACCAGTCTTAGGCTATGTAGCAGCTGGACTTCCTATAGAAGCCATTGAAGATATCATCGATTATGAAGAAATACCCGAAGAAATGGCGAGAAGCGGAGAATTTTTCGGTTTAGAAATAGAAGGCAACTCTATGTATCCAAGAATTTTCGAAGGAGATGTTGTCATAGTAAAAAAACAATCTACAGCCGATTCAGGAGATATTGTTATAGCTCTCATTAACGGCGAAGATGGGATTTGCAAGCAACTATTCAAGTATAAAGACCATATAGAATTAAGGTCATTCAATCCTATGTATAAGCCATTAGTATACTCTAACGAAGATATTGATAGTCTGCCTGTGATTATTATGGGAAAGGTAGTAGAATTAAGAGGAAAGTTTTAAACACATTGATTATTCCCTCTAAATGTGTTATAATATATATGAAGGACTTCAGGTTTTGAAGTAGTAAGAGGGAACGCTTATAATATTATAAGTATTCCCTCTTATCTTTTTATAAGGAGTGAAAATATGAAAGTAGTATTATATTTAAGATATAGTTCAGATAGACAGACAGAACAATCAATAGAAGGTCAACGCAGAGTATGTAAAGAATATTGTAAACGCAATAACTATACTATAGTAGGAGAATATGTCGACCGTGCCACTTCAGCATATAAAGATGTTGATAAAAGAGTACAATTTCAAAAAATGATTAAAGACAGTTCTAAGAAAAAGTTTGAAGCAGTTATTGTATATAAGTTTGATAGATTTTCAAGAAACAGGTTTGATTCAACTTTTTATGAGCATAAATTAGGAAAGAACAATGTAAAATTATTATCAGCTACAGAGGTTATATCAGACGGTCCAGAGGGCGTTATTCTTAAGTCAGTTATCGTTGGTATGACAGAATACTACTCTTTAGAATTGTCACAAAAAATAAATCGTGGATTAAGAGAGTCCGCTTTAAAATGTCAATCTACAGGCGGCGTTACGCCTTTAGGATATAAGGTAGTAAATAAAAAATATGTAATAAATGAGACGACCGCTCCTATAGTACAAGAAGCGTTTGAACTTTACGCCAACGATACACCTATAGTTGATATTTGCAAGATATTTAATGATAAAGGTTATAGAACTACAAGAGGCGGAAAATTTAATAAGAATAGTTTTCACAGAATGTTAGAAAATGAGTTTTATATAGGAACATATAAATATAAGGATTTTGTGAAAAAGAAAGGCGTTCCAGCCATTATATCTGATGAGTTATTTGAAAGGGTGCAAGGAAAATTGAAAAATCAAAAATCAAGACAATCAAGAGGAAAAGCTAAGACCACTTATCTATTATCACATAAGCTTATATGTGGAAAATGTGGTGCAAAAATGTTTGGCGATTCTAGCACTAGTAAATCAGGAAAAGTATACTATTATTATACTTGTAATAATAGAAAAAGAGATAATACTTGTGATAGTAAAAGGATTAGAAAAGATTTTATAGAAGATATAGTTTTTGAACAAGCTATGAAGCTACTAACACCCGAAACTATTGATGAGTTAGCAGACATGGTGGTGAGTGAATGTAGAAGAATTGTAGAAGAAGATACAGTCGTTCCAGCACTTATGGACGAGCATAAAGCAATAGAAAATAAGATAAATAACTTAGTTAAATTTTTCGAAGACGGTTTAGGTTCAATATCAATTAGAAACAGAATAAACGAGTTAGAAGAAGAAAAAGCAGATTTAGAAACTAGAATAGACATAGAAAAGAATAATTTTATATACTTGAGAAAAGAGCAAGTAGTATGGTGGTTAGAAAAATTTACTAAAGGAGATATCGAAGACGAAAACTTTAGAAGAAACATATTTAATATGCTTATAAATTCAGTTACCGTACAAGAAACAAAAAAAGGTTATAGACTAATAATAGCCTATAACCTAAACACTAGCAATACACAGACTTTCGAGTGTGCGACTAGCGACCTATCTGGTGGAGATGAGGGGAGTCGAACCCCTGTCCGAAAACCCTTCCTAAAGAACTTCTCCGAGCGCAGCTTTTTATCAAACTTCACTAAGACCAATTTAAAAAGCAAAATAAAGTCTTAGC